CTTAAAAGAAATTAATCATATTATTGCACAATATAGTTTTGGTGTATCAACAAAAAACAAATTTGTAAGTAGTCACTATCATGTTTTGTTTTGGTCAAAGCCAGAAACAAGCAAGCAAAAGCGTACATTTAATACTAATGCTTATTACACTGATAGTAAAGATAGTTATCATGACCGATTGACAGTGCAGACAATGCCGCGTAGTCATAAACCTGGACAAATTAAAAACAAGAACCAACTGAATGAAGATTGGATTGAGAAGTTTATCCTATATAGTAGTAATCGTGGCGATGTAGTAATGGATCCATTTTGTGGTGGCTTCACTACGCCGAGAACTGCATTACGTTACGGTAGAGAGTTTGTTGGGTTTGAAATGAATAAAAACGCATATGATGCTTTCTTACCAACACTTGATGAAGTAGAAGTATTACCTGACCCAGATCCCATAGCACCATCTGCTGAAGAACTTGCCAAAAGAGAAAAGCAGCGTGAAGGTTGGAAGCGTGATCGATTGCGTAAAAAAGAAGAAAATAATTTAAACCCAGCACTGTTTGATTAAAAGTGTTGACCTTTATACAGAGAAATGATATAATATACAAATGTCAGAAGTAAAAAATTATAGCCCAGACTTACAGAAACTATTCATTCAATTCATGGTTACTAATCCTGAACTATATACTAGGATCAGAGGGATTATCAAGCCTGAATATTTTGACCGCAGTGTTCGTCCTGTGGTCAAACAACTTATTGATTATAGTGAAGATTATTCTACACTGCCAGATACTGCAATTATTAAGGCAGAAACGGGGCAAGACATTGAGAAGTTGGACAACATAACCCAGCATGAAGAATGGTTTGTGGATGAGTTTGAGACATTTTGCCGTCACAAGGCTATTGAGAAGGCTATTATCGATAGTACAGACTTACTTGAGACTGGCAAATACGGTGAAGTAGAACTTAGAATTAAAGAGGCTGTTCAAATTGGACTGGCACGTAGTTTAGGAACAGATTATTTTGCTGATCCTAGAGGTGTGCTTGAACGGATGAAAGACAACAATGGTCAGATTACGACTGGTTGGAAATCTCTTGATGATAAGTTATATGGTGGCATTAATCGTGGGGAGATTACGATTTTTGCAGGTGGCTCCGGGGCAGGTAAATCCCTTTTTATGCAAAATATGAGCCTGAATTGGGCGGAGGCTGGGTTGAATTGTGTCTACTTCACATTGGAGTTATCCGAGGAACTTTCAAGTATGCGTATGTATGCAATGCAGACGGACCGCAGTACTAGACGCATTTTTAAAGACCTAGACGATGTTGAACTACAAGTTAAAGCGAAAGGCAAACAGTCCGGTATGCTACGTATAAAGTATCTTCCGAGTGGTTCAACAATCAATGATCTACGGTCTTACTTGAAAGAACTTCAGATACAAACTGGCAAAACAGTTGATTGTATGTGCATTGACTATCTAGACTTGTTAATGCCAGCAACCAAAAAAGTGCCTGCAGGTGATACCTTTACCAAAGACAAATATGTTACAGAAGAAATGCGTAACTTTTCTATGGAAACTCAGACTGTTACTGTGACTGCATCACAGTTAAATCGTAGTGCAGTCGAAGAAATTGAATTTGATCATTCTCATATTGCTGGTGGTATCAGTAAAATTCAAACAGCAGATAATGTTATCGGTATCTTTACATCAAATGCAATGCGTGAACGTGGCCAATATCAATTACAACTACTAAAAACACGTTCATCTTCTGGTGTCGGTAGTAAGGTAAGTTTATTATTCGATAGAGATAGTTTGCGCATTTCAGATGATCCAGATCAAGATAGTAATGGTGTTGGCGCATCAAGCAATGGTGGAAGTACTACAAGTGTTGTTGACCAACTTAGAAAGAAAACAACCCTAAATAAACCAGAAGATGATGATACCCCTGTATTTGAAAAGACACAGGCTGCAAGTTCACTTAGAGCAATGCTTAAAACTAAAAGCAGGTCTGCTTTTGATGAAACTTGATAAATACACTTAACGGAGAATTGTTATGAAACGTAAAAGTCTATTTGAAGAACTAAACAGCATGTCTTATGATAAAGATAATAAACGTCTGGTTGAACAAAAGGGCGAACACCTTATTGCAGGTGCGATACATTTAATGGAATTCATTGAAAATAATTTTGATGAAGATACTGCAAATGATTTACAAAAACGTTTAGTTAATAGTATCCGCACAAAAGACCCGCGTAAATTTAAGCGAGGCATGAATAGTGTAGACAAATAATGGATTTTGAACAACAGTTACACCAACTAAAGGTTCTAGCAGGTATATATAAGCCTTATGATGTATCACAACATCAGGAGAATATCTCACATACTGGCCAAGAAAAAGGCGAGTATCAGAAAAAGAATAATATACAACCTGGAACGGATGAGTGGTTTAAGTTATGGTTTGCAAGACCACAACTAACTGGGGAAAATCCATTTGGGGATAAGAAATGAAGATATCAGATATAATTTTAAATCAAGGAATTGAACGCAGATTTAGAGGCCCACGTAAACCCCGCCAAAAGCAAGTTGGATTTCATGCGAAACTAAAGGGTCTTTTTGATAATGATTTGAGTGAAGCAAAAAATACGCACTTGGATCATGCTGAAGAATTAATCTTTATTTACGGACAAGAGGGACTAAAACGTGTTGTGAGTACGTACTCTAAATTATTATCCTCATTGGATGGTGATAGCGGCGGCGATGCGATTACAACAAAATGGGATGGTGCTCCAGCAATATTTGCTGGGGTTGATCCTGAAGATGGTGAGTTTTTTGTTGGAACTAAGGGTGTATTTGCAAAAACTCCTAAGTTGAATAAAAAGCCTGAAGATATTGAAAAAAATCATGCTGATGTCACCAAAAACGGCGAAGCAATAAGTAAAAAAGGACTACGTGATAAATTATATGCATCACTAGAACACCTCAAAAACTTGGGTATTTCTGGAGTAGTTCAAGGCGATCTTCTTTTTACACGTGACGATTTAAAAGAAGTACAGATTGAAGGTGAAAAGTATATAGCATTCAAGCCTAATACTATAACATACGTTGTTCCTGCTAATAGTGATACAGCACGTGAAATGCTATCATCTAAACTTGGTGTGGTATTTCATACTAGTTATGAGGGCGATACACTAGAAAATATGAGTGCAAGATTTGGTTATGATGCAAGTAACTTAAATAAATCATCTAATGTTTGGTATACTGATGCACGTATTAAAGATGTATCAGGACAAGTAAATCTTAGTAAGGGTGAAGTTAGTGCAATTGCAACTGCAATTAATGAACTTTCAAGTTTGTCTATACCTAGTCCAGATGTGTTTAAAAACATTAATAATACAATTGGCGGAATAGATATAGTTGCTGCACTTAAAGCACATGCTAATACACCTATTCGTTCAGGTAATGCGTTAGAGAAAGATGCTGATAAATTCGTATCAGATTTTATTAATAAATTGAAAGATAAGTTTGATACTGATATGTCTAAATTAAAAACTGGACCAGAAGGCAAAGCAGGACTAGCAAAATTAGATAAAAAGAAACAAGTTGTTGAATTTATTGAAGAGAATGCAAGTAATATTGCGAATATGTATAGAGCGTATTTAAAAACCGAAGCAGTGAAAATGATGTTTCAGCGTAAGATGCGAGATATTAAATCGATTGATAGTTTTATTGAACAACCAGATGGTTCGTTTAAGGTAACTGATCCTGAGGGATTTGTTATTGTAGACCATGTTGGGCGCGCTATGAAAATTGTTGATAGATTAGAATTTAGTGCTGCAAACTTCGCAAAGTAATTAGGGAATAATATGTTTAGTAAAGAATGTAAAGAACATTTAAAAGAAGCAGATATGGGGCCCTTGCAACATGCAAAATTTGCAATTGGTATTGCTCTCCAACTGCAGATTGCAGTATTTGCAATTATTATTCATTCAATCATACCTAGATGCTGTAAAACATATGCAAGTGATAAAATTATCGAACTTGCAAACCGATTTAGGGAGATGAAAGATGAGTGATAAAAAATATACAGCCAGTCAATGGGCAAAAATATATGGCGGTCACGAAATTGATGATGACAATGATAACAGTTTACAATTAGTACACGAACTAACTGAAAGCCGCTTGTTTAGAAATAAAAAGATAGCAAGCGAAGTTAATTTAGATGATGCTGCTGAAATTTCATTCATGTATTTAATGCTATTAAATATTTTCAATAAAGATTATGATTATGCGCCATTGGCAAGTGAATATGCTAAACGTACCGGATCATTTAGAAATTTTGATACATTTAGAACAAGTGGAACGGATCTATATATTTCTTTAAACCGTTTAATGGGTAAAGACAATGATAATAGTAATGAAAAAGATGTAATCGCTAAGAAAAGATTATCACTCAAAAAAGCAGATTTAGTGCAATATCTAACTCATATTGGTAACAATAAAACTGATTCAGGATATGAGCAAAAAATGCTACTTAGATTCCAACGCCAATTAAATATTCAAGATAGTATGTTGAAGTCAATGCGTAGATTGGTTGGAGATTGGGATAATTTGAATCAAAATCAACGTGCACTAGTGGTAACACGTAGTGTTCAATATATGCGTTCTAAAGCAATGCGTAGTGAGTTTACACAACCATTACTTTCTTTTCAAAAGCGTGGTAACTATATGGTTAATGATAGAAACGATAAGAAGAAAAAGATTTGGGATCGCCCTATTGTTAAAGGTGCTGCTAAAGGCGCCGCTGCGATTGGTGGAGCGTATGCTTTAGTTAAAGGTGCAGAAGCATTGGGCAAACGTGCTGCAAAAACAACATATGATAGACCAACAAAATCTGGTCTAACAAAATTCCAATCTAGAAGAAAGTAACATACAATTGTTGGCGTAAAAAGGATAAATAAAAGTATAGAGATGATAAAGTCTCAATAAATTTTAATGGAGAAATAAAATGGTAGCAAAAGTACATGAATCATATGATGCAGGTCAATTCCTAACAGGATCACTAGTACATTTCACAATCGCACACACATCAGCAGTAGACATGAAATTAGTTGTCGAAACAGTTGGTATGAGAGCAACAGTTGTAATTCTAGGTGCAGGCGGTGAACGTGTTGCAGTTGAAAACAACGGCGCATGGGATGCAGCAGACCTACAAGCAGCACTAGGTGCAGGTTATACAGTAACAGACTTTGATTACTAATACATAACCTCTATCTATTAGAGTATAAAGACCCGGCTATGCTGGGTCTTTTTTTGTTTTTAATTATCATCAGATATTGATAAATACTCACATACACCATATATGGAGAAAATAATATGGCATACTCAGTAAAATTCAGACGTGGAACAACTGCAGAACATGCATCGTTTACTGGCGCAGCAGGTGAAGTCACGGTGAATACAACTACAAATCAATTAGTAGTACACGATGGTGCAACTGTTGGTGGACATACAGTTGGTTCAGGCGGCGGCGCCACATCATCTGGTGGTGGTGTCACAATATATGCCAGTATTGCTGCACGTAATGCGGCTGCAGCAAATGAGGGTGATTTAGCATTTCTTAGTGATTCTGACACACTACATATAAACAATGGCAGTGAATGGATCAAAGTTTGGGCAGGCCCAGATGAAAAGCCTATATGGACAGCAGAATTACCAAGTTCAGTAGCATTAAATTCAGACGGCACTGCAAACACATTAGCTGTTGCAGCAACAGATCCAGAAGGATTTGATATAACATATACATATGATACAAGTCCAAGCAATCAAGCACAAGCAACAATTGTAAATAATAATGATGGAACATTTACGTTAACTCCTAGTATTACAGAGACAGATGCTGGAAGCTTTACATTCCGTGCAAAAGCAACTGATGGAATACACGTTATATCTACTACTACTACCGCAGCACTGAGTTTTACTACTCCTATTACATTTACTACAGATTCTCGAATGAACGAGACCACCTTATCGTTTGGCAGCAACCCGACCACATATAAGGACGGATTCATTTTTACAGGTGATACTACTGGATATAATTGGACTAATGCTGTTCCAAGTAACACTCTTAGTGCAGGGAAAAAATACTTTGAGTTTATATGGTCGCACTATTCTGCGGCATGGGCTGAATCAACGTCAGGTATGATAGGAGTGTCAGGATCAGATCAAACACAGTTCGGCTTTGGCATGGAAGACGGATCGCATACCTATACGCTTGATACTGGGAAAATAATCACGAAGACAAATGGCACAGTAACAATTACAGACATAGGTCTTGGGGCACCAGTTCGAGAATCGGATGTAATACAATTTGCATATGATAGTGCGACTGGAGAACTTTGGATTAATAAGAATAATACTACCTGGTGGCCCAGTGATCCAGCATCTGGGTCAGGGGCGGTTTATTCTACAAATAGCGTGCCGCCAGTCATTTTTGCTGGTTCCAGAAGCTCTAATGTCATAAGTTTCGGTGGATATTTCAACGTTGGAAATGATGTCGTTTACACTCCGCCATCTGGGTTCACTGCACATTAATAATACTAATATAATATAATATAATATGGAGAAATAATATGGCAAGAATACACGGTGCAGCAGGTTCAAGTGAAAATCTATCAGGTAACTTGAATTTTTATACAATATATGTAAAAACATTAGACATCACCTCAACCGGTGATATCTTAGATCAGTCACAACAAAATTTTGATGATGTTTGT